TGTAACTATCTGACCTGTATTTTGTTGATATGCACCAATCATATTATCATCTGGTGTAGTGTCAGTAATTATATTTGCCTCTTTGATATGTATAACTTCATCCTTTGTGTATGGTATGTATGGATGAAATCCTATTTGCATAGGTTTGCCTGGTTGTCCTTGCATTGGTATTAATACAAAAGGTTTCTTTATTGCCAAGTGATCTGCTCTATCACTTTCTTGTGGCGTACCTATTACGTCCTCTCCAGATGAGAGTCTGTATAGTCTAATCATAATATACTCCTATTCAGTTTTGTTTTCTTCAGTTGGTTGTTTCTTGCCGATGTTATATTTTGCTTGCAAATTCCATTCGTTTTTTTCTTTGAAAGCAATAATTTTGATTTGTGATAAAGGTGCTTTGTTTTCAGCAGCCTCTGATTTGACTATAGATAATAAATTCCAATCTTGTAATAAAACTGATATTGTGTTACGTCTTTGAATATCATTCTCAACTAATGTAGCTTTCTTACCATCTAAAGCAAAAAGTTCTTTGAAATGTACTATGTAATATTTACCTTGTTTATGTAGTATGTGACAACTTTGAAATAAAGTTTTATCTTTACGACTTGCAACACCTATTCGGGACAAGGTTTCCCTAATCTTTAGAAAGTCATCTGGCTGTTTGAGTGTAACCTCTAACATCTGCTCAGGTGACCAATTAAAATTCTCGTCACTCATTTTTTTCTCCCACCCTTATCAAGTTTTTCCTTAATAAGATTCAATTGTTTCTTATCCAGTATGTCAAGGGCTACCTTTGCTTTTGCATTGCTATAACCATAATATTCTTTTACATACTCTAAATTTTTTGATTTAGTAGTTGTAGTCCACTTACCACCAAACCTCTTTCTCTTACGAATACTATTTAGTAGAAAATGAAACTGTAAACGTTTGGTGAGGCCGTGATGAAAATTCATCTCATTTGCCATCATTATAGCGTCAACATGCTGTGATAAACAACGATTTATTACGTATGGTGGGTACTTCTTTTCCCAAGTGAGATCATCTCCGTCTAGCAAATTAACTTTTGTCCAGTTAAGTGCATTGAGATAATCAGATAATTTGTATTCTATCATAATATAATTTCTGGTGCCGCTTCACGGATTTGAACCGCGGACCTACTGATTACAAATCAGTTGCTCTACCAACTGAGCTAAAGCGGCCCATTGTTAGTGTTTTCTTTCGTGTTTCTTATGACCTTTATGAGAACCCATATAGTAATCGCCTGGTTCATAATCCCATCTCTTACCGTGATGACCTCTTATATCAGCATACCACATTCTTAACTTCACTATCAAAGTTCTAAAAAATGTTCTTCTTGCCATTTCATCCTCTATTTAAATTTACATTCTGCCATGATTTGTGTTAGGCACGCAACCATATTTATCTCATGGTCTGCCACAAAGGCTGATTTATATTGATAATCAGCAATTGTTAGAACGGCTGCAGGGATAGATTGAGGTTGTAGATGTTTATATAGAATATCATAGATACCAGTAAACAAAGAAGATGGATCTTTATCAAGGTTTTGAACAACCCATTTTCTCATATCACCGAACCTTTTCTCTTTTAGAAATGAAATCAATTGTTTATTATTGATTTCTGACATAGATACAAGTATACCACTATCTATCTTACCTCTTACAGAATATCTTTGTAATTCGTTTATCGTTCTTCTAAAGTCTGGATAGTGTCTTTGTATTAGTTCAGCAAGTACTTTGTTATCAAACTCTATATTCTCTGCCTTCAATACATCACCTAGTCTTTTAAGAAATGCAGTAGCAGTTTTTACTTTCTGACCATTAGTAATACGAAAATCAATAACTGTACAACGACTATGTAATGCAGGTATGATTTTGTTTTTGAAATTACAAGTAAATATAAATCTACAATTCTTGTAAAACGTTTCAATGAAATTACGCAACGCAGGTTGAACACTATCAGCATTCATATAATCTGCCTCGTCTATAATAACAACTTTATGATTAGAACCACCTTCTAGTGATACACTAGAGGCGAAGTTTTTGATTGTGGTACGTAAAGTATCAATATGTCTACCTTCATCTGAACCATTGATGATTAAATAATCAGCACCTAGTTCTTCACACAAGGCACGAGCAACTGTTGTCTTACCCGTACCTGCTGTGCCTGAAAGGAGAAGATTAGGAATTTCTTTTTGTATTAGAAACTTACTAAAGGTATTCTTTAAATCTTCAGTTAAGATACATTCTGATATTTTTTTAGGACGGTATTTTTCAACCCATAGAAAATCTGACATATAACAACCTTAAAATGTTGAGTCAGCTTCTAAAGCGATCCAGTATTGTACTTGTACCTTTTTGTTTATGAAGTGAGCAATCTTTGCCTTTGATAATGCAACATCATAATCACCAGGAATAATCTTCATATTCTCGGCCTTGATATATGCAGTAAACTCTATATCAGTTTCGCCTACAATAATAGACGATTCGTTAGAGTTGCTATTCTTCTTATCTAATGCAACTAACTTAATCTTACCATCTTCACCTTTAAATGCAATATCAGGTAGACTTAAATTAGTATATAATTTTTTAACAGACTCATAATCAGCATTGTTCAATGAGAACGATACTGTTTTGTCTGGCATTGTTATAGATTTAGAAGGATATCTCAATGTAGATTTTTCAGCAAAAGCATATCTTGCTGATAAAGATGTCTTCTCATCTTGTATTTTTAGGTTTGCAGAACCATTAAAATTCAATACAGGTTGTGTAAAAGAATCTAATGCTCTTAAAAACTCTGGCAAATCATATACACCAAATTCAGTTTCAAACTCATCTTCAACATTGGCTTCTGCCATAATGTTTTTCATTGTAGAAACTGTAGATAGTTTCTTACCAGGTTTAAATAGTATATTAGCATTTATATCACTAAAATTTCTTAATATACTAATTGTATTATCACTTATTTTCATTTCTTATCCTTATCATTATTTAATAATAGTATAACATAATGTAATGCTTTAAGCAAGTCTTTACGATTATAACCACTTTTTCTGCCATACCTTGACAAATACTTAATTGCATTTGCCTGACAAAAATCACTTTTAATTCCAATAGACTTTAATAAATCTAAAGTTTGGATACCATCTTTACCAGACGAGTAATGTTGTCCGTATGTGGACTCAATGTACTCTTTAATCTCTTTTAAGATTTTATCCTCATTGTATTTCATAATATTATTATATCACTAAATTGCGTTTGAGTCAAGCCTACTTGCTTGTAGATATTTTAAAACTTTTTCAGGAGTAGATTCCTCATAAGGGTCTCCTGATGTATTGTTACCTTTACCAGGTTCTACAAACATTTCTTCTATTACACCATTGTTTACAATCATAGCATATCTCCATGATCTCATACCAAAACCTATAACAGTTTTCTCTACAAGCATATCCATTGCGTCTGTAAAGTCACCATTACCATCAGGTATTACTTTAACGTTTTCTAGTTTTTGATTTTGTGCCCAGGCATTCATAACAAACGAATCATTTACTGACATACAATATATGTCATCAATATTGTGTTGTTTAAACACACTATATAATTTTTCGTATCCTGGTAATTGTTGAGTTGAACATGTAGGAGTAAAAGCGCCTGGTAATGAAAACAGTATAACTCTCTTATCTTTAAAATACGTATTCGTATTTGTATCTGTCCATTCGCCTAGCGATCTTACTCTAAAATTTACTTCTGGTACTCTATCACCTTTTTTCATAATATTTTCTCCTTATAATAATTACATTATATACTATTCACGTCAATTTGTCAATATCCTATATACCTTGTAAACGAGAATCTTTTGATGTGATATTTTTAGTTGCTTTTGGTCTAGCAATTGAATCTTTTGATCTTTTTCTTAAAATAGCAGTTGCAGATTTTTTTGCTCTTGCCTCTTTAATAAACTTTGTTAGATCCCACTTGAAATTCATACACCCTCCTTTTTTTTTTAGTTAGGTGCGTTCCTTCGGCACGTGCCTACTTCCGACTCATTTGAGTTGAACGATATTAAGTATTTATACGTGCTATGCGTTTAAAAC